TTCTGTTAAATCACATAGAGATGCTTTTCTTGTTGAAGGGCCATTTGATGTTTTGAAAATGGGAGATGGTTCATTTTGCTTTTTGGGTATCAAGATTACGCAACAAAGAATTTTAGAAATAGCAAAGAAAAATATTAAAACACTATTTATATTTTATGATAACGATCCAAAAACAAAGTCTGGTCAAAAAGCAGCCATGAAAGTTTCAAAATTGTTAAGGCCTATCGTACAGCAGTTAAAAATATTGCGTTTTAATACTATCAAAGATCCTGGAGATCTAACACTGAAACAAGTAAAAGAATTGAAACAGGAATTAAGATTTGATTATTAGCAATAGTTTTTAGCGAAAGATAAATTATGGATATCAAAGACAAATATAATCTACTATACAACAAACAACAATCTTTGATTATTCAAGAAAAACAATTAAAATCTAAGGTAAAAAAACTATCATCAAAAATCAAAGATTATAAAAATACTAGAATCATTTTGAATGAATCTATAAAAATAGTTCATCAGAAATTCAAAGAAGAAATTGAACATGTGATTACCAATGCAATTCAAACAATATTTGGTAGAGACTTAACTTGTAATTTGATCTATGAAGAAAAATATAATGAAATAGCAACGCATATAATTATAAAAGAAGATAATAACGAATTAGATCCAAAGGATGAAATGGGTGGATCGATTGTTAATGTAATCTCTTTTGTATTCCGCATTATTCTATGGCATTTTTCAAGTCCAAGACCACGCAATGTTTTTATATTGGATGAACCATTTACCTGGACAGGTAAATTGATTTCATTTATAGGAATGATACTAAAAGATTTCTCAAGGAGATTTAACTTTCAGGTAATATTGATTACACATGATAACAATTTAATTGAATTTGGTGATAGAGTTTTTAAAGTTAGTATGAAAAATAAACGATCTATTGTCAGAAGAATTAGAATAAGAAATTTAGAAAATACAATAATATAAAAAATTAAAAATAGGAATAACAATGTCTAAATCCAAAGGTTCATCATATGAAAGAAAAAAGATAAAACATTTATCGCTATGGTTATCCAATGGCAAAAGAGATGACATATTGTATCGGACTGCTGGATCTGGAGCAAGAGCAACATGCAGATTAAAATGCAACCAATCAACATCAAATAGTTGTGGAGATATAGGTTTATTAGATCCATCACACAAAATAGGTAAGAGATTTATTAACAAGGTTTTAATTGAACTAAAAATAGGCTACACTTTAAAAAAGATAAAAAACAAAAAGAAAAAACAATCCAAGGAGCATATTAGTATAACAGATTTAATTGATTCCTCAAACAGTCGTAAAAATGATCCACTGATTATCAGATGGATTAAAAAAGCAAATATTGAAGCAAAAGCACATAACAGAGAAATACCTATCATTATTTATCATAGAGATAGGAAAGAAGATTGTATAGTTTTTAAAGATAAAGACTGGAACACGTTAAAATCTAATAATAGAATATGGACAAATCATGATGGTCCTATTTGTTCTGTATCCTATAAAAAATACAAGTTAGTAATTGTTAGACTTGATGACTTTTTGCAGTGGTGCCCGCCAAAAGCATTTTATGAAAAAATTATTAAGTTGCAAACTAGAAGATTATATAAACAAGGGAAATATACCAAAATAGAGAATCTAAAAAAATATCCAAAAATTGAATAATTTATTATAGGATGAAATCATGATCAAAATATGCGGAAGGTGCCTTGCGGAGGCAGATGCTCTGGATGCACCAATTCATGATGTACCATTGCCCCTATTGCGGGGCAATGCAGATAACAGGTTGTGCGCATACTCTGCTCTGTGCCAGGCCTGCATACCTGCATAGATGAATAGATGAAATGAAGAAGAGCCATAAACATTGACCAAGCAACTGGCGAAAGCAAGTCTGTCTGTCAACCGAGCGGGAGAACTTAAAATGGCTATCTAAATTGTTTAATACTCGTGGCCAGGTCTTATGGTCTGGTGGAGGAAAGCCATCGGGGTAACACCGTCATGCTACCAAAGGCCTTGGTTAGACCATAGGTTAAAAGCATGACAGGCCGCAATTTAGATGAAGGAGCCTACAATGTCAACAAAAGTATTTCACACCTGCGATAAGTGCGAGAAAACTTGGGAAGATGGTAGCAAGGATGCAAACCCTGTTGCCATTCAATTGCGGTTAAATTTCGGAGCCTATACAGTAGGCTCTTGGGCAAATCATGAAATGAGTGCGATGTGGTGCGGGGAATGCATTATGAGATATGGGATTAGTAAGCGATATGATGAAAAAGACAAGGCAATAGTCCCTGCGATCCTGCCAACACTTGAGGAACTCCTCGTGACACTTCTTGAGGATTTCTTTGTGAGGAAGTAAATGAGGAGGCACCATGCATAATAAAGAGAAGATTGAGGAGATAAAATTATGAATGAAAACATTGGAGGATGGTTTGAACGTATTTTAGTTTTAGAAAAAGTCATAGCACAAATTCAATTAATTACAACAGAACTACTTAATACTAGTAAGACAATGAAACCAAAATGGAAGGCGGAGAAAGAACAGAGCTATGGGCCAAAAGACTATACAGAACAACGACAGAACAACGAAGAAGTAAAGGGTAAAACAACATGAATCAAAGACCATCTTGGAATCAATATTTTATGAATATAACAAAACTAGTTGCTCAAAGATCTACATGTTTGAGTAGACAAGTTGGCGCTATTGCTATAAAAGATAAGAGAATACTAGCAACTGGATATAATGGGCAAATTTCTGGCGCACCACATTGTAAAAAATGTTTAAGAAAAGAATCTCAATCTGGATCAAATTTATTTGCATGTAGAGGTATTCATGCTGAAATGAATATTTTAACACAAGCAGCACAACATGGAATTAATCTATCAGATGCTACCATCTATGTACTGATCAAGCCATGCAATGTATGTTTTAAGATGTTGGCAAACGCAAAAGTAAAACAAATTATTTATTTGCAAGATTATAATGATAAGATAACTGACGATCTTATTATCGAATCTGGATTTAATTATGATTTGATTTTAGATAATGATCAAACTTATCATGTTATCAAATAGAATATTCTTATACAAAACCCTTATGGAGTAATAATCTCCATAAGGGTTTTTTGGTTTGTATCTTATAATATCTAATGTGTTTTTATTTTAAGCATTGCTTCTGTTAATCTTTTTTCAGCTTCCACCTTCATTATATCTAGTTGTTCTGGAGTAGCATTCATAACTTTCTTATGTTCACCTACAAGATATTTAATAGCAGTTGCTAATGCAAGATCTATCAACAATAATTGTGTTTGTGTAATATTAATTTTTAAGATATTTTCAGCCATATTATTCCTCCTTAATTTCAATAAGATATTTTAAAATTAACTTTCGCAATGCAAAGTATGTCTGTTGAGAATTTTCAGGATTTATATTCAATTCAAGCATTGCTTTCCATTCTTTAAGGACATTATCTGCTTGCACAAACAATGGATCAATATCTGCTTTCCATTTTGCTTGCATCGCTTTACTTGCATTTTGATAACTGAATTCATATTGTTCAGCTAATGATGCAAGTTCATCTGTTGCTGCTACATATCCTTTCCAACCATAATCTTGAAAATGTGCACAGCCTAAACAAAAAATACCAAAAATAATTAAAGAAAGAAAAGCAATATTTATAAATTTTGATTCTTTAATTCCTTTTAACATAATCTTTATCCTTTTAATCCATTTTAATTTATTAACCTGTTGTTGCGTGAAACATACAACTTATGCCAGTCCATACTGTGGAATAATTCTCTAAACTAAAATTACCATTACTATTGACGGATATTCTAGTTGTCTTTGATGTTTGACTACATATATTGGCGGTATCATAATTATACTTCGGTCTATATGCAGATGGTAAAACAAATACAGACCCGGTTGTGCCATTTTTAATTAAACCTCTAACAATAACAATATTACCACAAACTTTTTTATATGCGACATTATAGTTTGTACTATACAGCACCCATGAATTTAATAATGTTGGAGCAATCCATGTACTATCAACATTGCAATATTTCTTAACCACTTTTGCACTAAGTTTTTTTGTTTGTGAATCAGCATCATCGTCGGCAGCAAAAGTATCGCCGCTTGATAGAACAGTAATTGTTCCGCCTAATCCACTAAATGTCTTGCCCATTTAGTATCAACCTCCTTTCTTCAATTCATCTTGAAGTTTTTTTATTTCTAATTTCTGTTTATTAATTACTCCATCCCTTATTTTTATCTGCATTTGTAATTCGCCAAGCCATTGCTGAATCTCATCTATAGAAATACCAACAGATCCATTAAAAGATTCATCTTGCTTTGAAGCGCCAGAATTTAATTGTTTGATTTCAGCCATAAACTAATTCTCCTTTTATATTTTATTTTTTAGGTCCATGATTTCTAAATTCAATCTTTCGATCATTGCTGCTAAATCTTGAGTAAAATTGTCTTGTGAACGGATTGCTCCCATCAATAACCCATCCATTGTACGGCCAGAATAATACAGTCGACCATCGGAAGAATATTCTGGAGTTCCTTGTTTCCAAACTCTTATCCTGTCGCCAGGTTGAGCCCAATGCCAATTTCTTATATTAAATGGAACCACCCAATCATCAATATTTTCTTTATCATCCAATAATCTTATTCTCTCTTCACTATTTTTTCTATGTTTCGAAACAAACCATGTAGGAAGAGAACTGTCATTAATTAAAGTAAGTCCTAAAACCGGATCAAAATTATTACTAGGTTTGATTAAACGGATTATCTCAATATCATCAATTTGTTTTTTACTACCGTCAGATAAAATCACTTCATCCAAAAACGGAATGTCTGCAACATTGTTCCAGTTGTCTGCATATGCTTCTGCCCATGCGGCAGATGATCTTCCAAGATCTGCGATTTTATGCCCGTCTGAACCAAACCATGTTACAGTATCATTTTGAAAATATACACTTCTGTCACTTGACTCATTATATGCATACATTCGCACATATGGAGCAGTAGAGGATGATGTATTGCATCTAAGTTGACTTATTCCACCACCACCAGTTCTATTGGCTATAAGTGCTGATTCAAGGCGCGCTCCTAAATACAGAGAGTAAAAAAACTTGCCTGATCCAAAATAATCACTTAACCTGAATGAAGTAATTTGATCATTGACCGGTTCTATACTAAATATGTCACCACTACTATTTACACCCATTATTACATCATAAGATGAACCGCTGAAAAGTATTTTACCAGGGTTAGTGTCATTCCCAATTAACAATAGATCACCGCCACCCTGTATCTCTATACTACCGCCACTTTTTACAACAATTGCAGATTGTTGATCAGTAGACAGGAACAACGATGAACCATCCCAGTTTAGATAACGATTTGCGCCATTGCCGCAATAAAACTTGCCCACACCATCATCATTTTGAATGCACACAGGCCAATTATTACCAGTTGTATGAAAGCCAATGAAATTCTTTGTAATGACTATTGTATCATCAGGAGTTGAATTTGTACTTGTTAGGTACGTGTCTCCGCCATATATATTTCCTATATGAACACCAGGAGTTAATAAAGTATTTGTAATAATTTTATATGCTGATACATCTTTAACATGCAAATCAATAATAGCAGCTTGCTTAATATAAGCAGAACCAATGACAGTATTGACAGATGATGTCCATGCAGCAATAAATGTTCCAGAAGTGTTTTGGCCAATTAAGAAATCACCAGGCCCTAATGTTGGCAATTCTTGTGATGTTAAGTAACTCGTATCGGTATTATTCCAAAATATATAATTATCAGATGTACTCCCAGCAGCAATAGAATATTTATTACCATTATAATATAAATCATGTGTACTCCAAGAAACATATCCTGCACTTGGTGTATTATTACTCCATGGATTACCAGTAAGTACTGGGATTTCTGGAAATGCACCTGATACTTGAGATATATCAGTAATTGCTGTTGGGGGAACATATACCGCGCCAGTAATATCTGTTAGTCTTGCAGTATTTGAATAGTTCTCAGCGGTATCATATGCGATAATTTCAATATGAACTCTTGCACCATTTGGATATGCTGCATTTTGAGTTTCATTTAAAAAAATGTAATGTGCAGGATTCGTTTTTCTTTCCCAGTTTGACCAGCCTTCTTCTTCAATTTGCGTTCTGATGTTCCAATATGAAAAATCAATTTCTATTGCAGAATCCCAAACAAATTTTATTCCACCCATCCATTCAATACCGTCAAGCCCAGTCGGTGTTCCTGGCGGATTAGTGCCGCCCTGAATGATATGAGTAGTTGAAACCCAATCTCCTGGAATTCCTTGTTCACTATAAAACCTCAATCTAACATCATAATTTTGACCAGCTTCAACTGGGAATATCACTGCTGTTCTAGAATCATAACTTATTGTCTGTGCATCCTGCCACATTCTTGCAGTAGTATCCGTCCCAATACACATCCATGTTACACTATTATCAATAGTTGTTTGACCTGGAACTTCCGTAAATGATGGAGGCGAGCCTGCGCTTGTCCCATTTTTAACACATTCATAAGTAAAGTTGTTATACACCATCCTGCTTGCAAGATTATAAACAGTATTATTTTGTCTATCATCATATGAATCATTAATTTCACCAATTCGATATTGCACCTGAACCCTTACAGGTTGATTCTTGCCTATTACTCCTGGACTAGTAAACTTAATAATCATTCTGGAAATAAGATTACCATTAGAATCATAATTCATCACTGATTCATCAGATATAATAGTATCGATTATGGGAGTTGGTGGTGGATACATTGGCCAATCAATAGGCAAAGTTATATGAGATTCCCATGGTGGAATAGTGCCTGTATCAGCATCATGTATTCCAGGTGAAGCATCAACAAGATACAATATAGCAGAATAATTTGCACTTGGATAGATATCTCTAACTATCATTGGTGCATATTCTATATTTAATTCACCCCATATTAGTAAATTATCAATAGCCAATTTAGCTGAAGAAGCAGGTGCAAGAGTACAAGTTAATGTATAAGTATTGCCAGGAACAGTATTAATTTGGCAGCTGACAGGATCTGTATTTGTTCTTACAAGAATTCCATAATTCTTTCCTGGAATCATAGTAACAATTTCATCAACAACTATTGTCACATTTGTCCCATCAATAGTAATGCTTTTTATTCTTGTCGAACCTAAACCAATTGACGGAGCATCATGGCTTAATCCAACCATATCACCACGAGTACATACAATGTGTTCCATATCAACATTTATTTGATGTACCTCTGGCCTTAATCTAATAACTGCAAGATGATATCTTCCAAGCCTCCATACATGATCAGCATTGTTTATAAATGCAAAATCAAGAGTTTCAAATTTTGTGGCATTGGTTATATCATATCCATCATCGTATACTACAACTTCATCTGGCTGGCCAATTGTATTTACAAATTTACATCTAAATGCATGTGGGATATCTATAAAAACCTTATTCCCCCTATATCCCCATGAGTTTCTTGGAGTGAATACTTGAATCGGAATTGTTTGTTCTATATCTCTAACAACTCCATGCATTTCTCCTGGCATTCCTGGCGATGCTAATCCAACAGCAGAGATCTGCTTTAAAATTTCTCTAATTGGTGCGCGGCTTGTTAACACTCCATCGCAATTAAAATTATTAGTTGTGCATTCATTCGCCCAATTTAAAAGATTACTTCCATTTAATTTGCTATATGCAAGCGCTCTTTTGTTCGATGAATCAGTTAATATTGATGCATAAACCCATGCAGGATTTCTTGTAGATTGAATACTCCATGTTGCGCCATTGTAAACAGGATGATGTGCTTGGCAAACAACATTGAAAGTATCAACACTTCCATTCAACTGTTCTGTTGCTTTAATTCTAATCGCGACATATTCTATATTTTGATTTTGTGGCTTACATGGCGCATTATCCGATGTCCCATCCGAATTGCTAATTGATTTTAATGAAGTCCAATAAATATCATCAAGTAATCTTTCATCTTCTTCTGGATTTGCGAGTATTGCCAATGACCCTTTACCCCAAAGGCTAGAGCACTTCATTCTAATATCCCAGTATCCATTTGGGACTGTAAATGTTACCGATGATCTTAATGTATCGCCAGAATTTCCGGTCATTTCTACAATGCCTTGATCTGTAAAATTTGCAAGTACATTTAGATTTTCCGATCTGACATTACTAACTCCATTAGTTGTCCATGCCCAACTTCCAGATCCATTTGGTTTGATTTGAATTGAAATCCATACTGAAATTGCACTTCTTCTACCTTTTGGATCTATATATAATAATCCAGGAGCCAAAAGATCAAGCGTTATCTCAATAGTATTTTGTTCAGTCGTTTGAGTCGTCCATTGTGCTGTAGTAAAATCAAAATACCAATAGCTATTCCCTAACCCATATGGGTCACCATATTTTCTAGAATATTTATCAAGTAGAATACTTAGATCTTTTTGTGTAGTGTCGTCAGGATATAATGTTGAAACCTGACTACCAGTTAAATATTCATATTCAAATAATCCGGTAAAATTTGATGCATCGGTTTCACCAATTTTTAAATTTGATTTTGTTAGAGGACCAGTACCAAGACAATAAATTTCTCTTAGATATTGTGCTCCGCCTTTAATTTCAGTATAAGGAGCCGCTGCTCTTGGCGGCCATATTCTTGCTTGTCCAAGAACGCGAGGAACACATCCAAATGGAAGTATTTGATTTCTAGTTCCAACAAGTGCATATGTTTTATCTGAACTATTACCACCTGCAAAACTATCAATTTGAGCAGTTGGTAATGGGATCAAAGCATTAACAGCAAGAGATCCAGCAACACTCACAACACCAGTTACAACAGCACCCCAAAACTTTCCATATGCCGCACCAGCAACGCCGCCTGCATAGATTGCAACAATCATTACTGCAATCATGGCAATAGTTCTTAATGGATTTTTATCCCCACCGCTATCTCCAAGAATAACCTTTACTGCAATAATATCTCCACCCTTGGGAAAAGTAATTTCATAATCAGATCTTGGTACCAACCAATCATTTACAAAAACATGTAGGAATTGAGATGAATCAATTCCTGATATTTTCAACATATCACTTAAACTACCACCCTCCGGAACTTGTAATTTAAGTTGTTTCGTTGAAAATGGATTTGTTTGTGCTGTTAAATTAACAGAATCAGATCCAACGATAGATTCCAGTGATTCTTTGTTTCCAGAGTGGAGTGTTATATCTTTCGATGCAAGCATCAATTCCCTCCATAATATGAAGCATTTTGCCATTTTCAATTACAATAGCGGCATGTCTTGGGATTCCTCTCAATACGATATGCAAAACATCACCAAGTTTTTCTTCTCCATATTTTATTTTCTCCCATCTTAATGATTCATCTATCATCATTTCAACAACATGAGGTTGTTTATATGATTCATAAGATTCAGCATAAGATGGAACATCATATTTAAATTCTTCACTTAAAACCTTCCAAACAAGACCCCAACAATCATAATGAGTTGGGCCTCTTCCCCTATCTTGATAGAGCATACCGATATATTTATTAACCCATTCCATGATTAAAATAATCCAGGATACTCTGCTGGTGTAAATGTATCACCTGGGTATGGCTCTTCAAAGATATCTTCATATCCAAGTTCTCCACTAATAGTTAATTCATCCCATGATACATTTTTTAGTGTCATTACAAATGGACCAACCTCAACAGTATTTGGCGTATCAGACATAATAATTGAAAGTGAAACTTCTGGAGATGTAGTTAACGCCCTAATCTGCGGTGCGATTTTTCTTGTTGGATCTGAAATTGTAATCCTTATTTTTGGGATTTCATCAATACTATCAGCAGGTATTTCAATATCA